CCCAAGCTCTCTTAACAACGAATCATTATTATGCAAATTTAAGTAATGCTCCATACTTTCTATCATTATAGCTTTGTCCGCATCTGCTGTCGGAGACCCTACTGTTCTCATTCCATGAATAGTGGCAATTTGATGCATTGGCTTTAATTTATTGATTTGATCCATTAATCTTTGCTTTGAATTTTCTTGATGTCTATACGCTCTATTTATATCTTCTAATGTATTATACGCACCTTCCAACCCAACTTCAGCATTCCTTAACTTATCGGCCATACGTTTTTGTTCTGTAGCAAATCTCTCGATGCTTAATTTACTATTATTATTCATCCTATACAATAGAAGAAGATTAAATAATTCATTTAAATGTTCTAGTACAATAACATGTAAATGGGTAATAGTACATCCGTAGAACCAGCGCCACCTCCAGAACAATTAGGATTTGGCACCATGTTATTTTATTTATGGTTATTTTATTGTGCAATAAAAATAGTAAACAACGCTAGCGATGGTAAGTTATCAAAGAAAAAGAAAAAAGACAAAAATGAGAATGATCCTCTTAAAAAAGTAATCGGGTTAGAAAGTGTAAAAGAAGAAATTAAATACTATATGGATTTCATCAATAATAAATCAAAATATAAAGAATGGGAAGTCAATCTTCCAAAAGGTATTTTATTAGCTGGTCCACCGGGTACAGGTAAGACATTGTTGGTTAAAACAATGGCTGATAACTTGAATATTCCTATTGAAAGTATGTCGGGTTCTGAATTTGTAGAAATGTATGTGGGCGTTGGCGCATCGCGAGTTCGAAAGCTTTTCGCCAAAGCCAAGAAACATGATAAATGTATTATTTTTATAGATGAAATAGATGCCATCGGTAAAAAAAGAGGGTTTGATAATAATTCGGAGAGAGATAATACATTAAATCAGTTATTGGTAGAGATGGATGGATTTGATGAAACAACTAATATAATTATATTTGCAGCCACCAATCTTGTCAAAAAATTAGATTCCGCTTTAACCAGATCGGGTAGATTCGATAAAAAAGTTTATTTTGATGCGCCCAATTTCAAGGAACGCAGAGAAATGTTTAAATTATACCTAGAAGATATAAAACTACCAACGCATTTATCATTCGAAATCTTATCTGAGCGCGGCGCTGGATTAACAGGCGCTGATATTGCCACTATTTGTAATCAAGCAAAAATAAACGCAATTCAAGGAAAACAACTATTATCCACGCTAAGAGAGGAAGATTTACAAGAAGCAATTGATGAAATTATGATTGGCCGAGAAAAACGTGAAAGAACAATGACCAAAGAAGAAAGAGAGAGAGTATCTCATCATGAGGCGGGACACGCTTTAATGGGATATCTATTAAAAGATTGTACACATCCTATTAAAGTTAGTATTGTGCCAAGAGGTGAAGCAGCGTTGGGATTTAGTCAACAAAAAAATGAAAACAAAAAACTTTTTAAAGAAAATACAATATTATCTCGAATAGCTATTTTACTTGGCGGAAGAACCGCTGAAAAAATTATTTACAATAATGTATCTACTGGAGCAGCAGATGACATTGAAAAAGCTTCGTCTTTAATTTATAATTATACATGTTCTTGGGGAATGAATAAACATATCGGTCCCCTAAATCCAGAGGTTATGGGAGCTGTCGGAAGAAATTTAAGCGAAGAATCATTTGAAGAATGTAAACAAATAATGGCGGAGATTGAAGATTATGTTTTAAAAACATTAAAAAAGCATAAAAAATATATAAAATCCATTGCTGAACTTTTGTTAAAAGAAGAAACAATTAATTACAAACAAATAAAAGAGTTGGTTCCTGAAAAATTAGAAAATACACTTACTGTCACAATAAGTTAAACTAATATATATTTAATCACTAGTCAATATAATGATTAAATATATATTTGGATCTATTTGTATTATATTTTTAACATTATATTTATACGTCAAAGTTAAATACAAATTTTGGTCAATTCAACCTGTATTTCATATTCACAATCTAAAATATTGGATATGGCCTCCAGGAATTATACAACACGGCTTACCACCAAAAACCAAATATTATAATTGGCGAATCGAATTTGATACATTCGAAAAAACATCAACTGAAAAAAAAGAACTGTTTTATTTTTTAATTAAAACACAATATTTGAATAATATAAAAGCTAAGTATAATCCGCCTCGAACTGGCGTATTAGAATATTTCAAATGCCATAGCACGCCAACTTATTTATCACTATATTTTGATTATTATCCAACTCCAAGAGATAACAAAACCGAATACAACAAAAAATTAATTGCTTGCATGACTTCAAGAAGATTAACAGGTCATATATATAACAAAAAACTTATTGTCGCTTATGTTGATTTCTTATGCATTCATTCAACAAAAAGAAAACAAGGATATGCCGCCAAACAAATTTATACGCACTATTATAACCATCGACGAAAAAATAAAAATCCAATAATGATGTTTAAAAGGGAAGGTACTGTTAACTTCATGACACCCATTACCACTTACTATGCATACGCTTTTTCAACAAAAATATGGAATAAACCTAATTTTCAATTACCAAATAATATATCTTGTCATCTAGTAACTACGCAAAATTTTGAAATACTTGTCCACTACATTAAAGAAGTCAAACGTCATTTTTCTTTATTTGTAATTCCTGATTTGTCTCATTTAAAAAATTTAGTTCAACACTCCTTAATAATACCTTGTGTTTTAATGGATAAGGATAATGTTTGTGGAGTTTATTTTTATCGACGCCCATATACTTTATATGAGGGCGAAGATAGTATAGAATGTTTAGGGTCATATTGTTCTAATGGATATGAAGATATTTTTTTGAATTCATTTCAGAATACAATTGTTTTAATTCAAAAAAAGTACACATTTTCAATCATCATAATTGAAAATATATCATATAATACAAAAATAATCAAAACAGTTCTGGATAGAGATGTTCCTAAATGGAAATGTCCAATGGCTTACTATTTTTATAATTTTGCATACAAACCATTTTATTCACCCAATGTTCTTATTATCAATTAACGAGTGTATTTACCAGCTCTTGCAAAACTATCTACAACAAAAATGACAAATACACCTAAAAACATATATAATACAAGCTCTTCTGTTACATTTTCGGTTTTTTCGTCCGCTTGTTCTTCAAGCATGTGTACTACATAATTTAATTTTCGCATCAAATCATCTTTTGGACCAGATAGATTTTGACTATCAGACAATTGTGAATAGTATGGAACGTTATTTGCTGTCCCGGTATAAGTTGGCACATATTGATTGTAATACTGTTGCTGATTATTATGATATTTTTGCTGTTGATCAAGCCCTTCTTTTAAAAGTCCAAAGCCTTCTAATTCTTTTTCATCATACGTTGGAGCTGTTAGATTTCCCGTTGTCTTTGCGCGACCCGCATTTTCAGCCGCTGGTTGATAATTGGGATTAACATATGGTTCTCCAATCTCAGATTTATCCAGCAAATATTCATCAGGTCGGTTATCCTCCTCCTCTTTTGCAGTATCCGCTCTAGCGGTAGATTCTGTCCGAGCCTTTCCCATAGAGTTTAGGAAATTTTCCACTTTTCTATTTTTCTTTTTGATTGTTTTATTTCTGAATCTCTCCTTCTTTTTTTTTGATGCAGGAGGTCTTGGTTCTTCCATATCACTAAATGTTGAAAAGCCTAAAGATGTTGACATACTTATAAAGAAAAGAGATAATATTTTAATTAAGTTTTCATAAAAAATATATTCCTTTATTTATATAATGAAAGGTTACATGGAACTTGCACTAGGGGCCATTTTATTGGTATTGATGTATGAGAAACCACATGCGTTAACAGAAGCTGCTAATAGTATTTTAGGTAAAGCTATAATGATAATAGCAGTTGGTATAATTGCAAAGAATAACGGGTTAGCATCAGGTTTGCTCGCTGCATTAATTATGATTATTTTGATACATGAAACTACAGAAGGTATGACTGGGAAAAAAGATAAAAAAAAGAAAGATAAGAAACACGTTACCTTTTCTATCCCACCTAATGCTCAGAAACAGGTTGACGATATCCTCAAAGGAAAATGTCAAGAAGGCGGTTCTTGTGGATATGCGAAAACAACATGCGAAGGCGGGGGTAAATGCAAAATTCGCATTACTCCTTCACCAATGTTAGAAGACGAAAAGGCAAAACAAAGTAATAAGGAATCATTTACAGATATTCGTACTACAGAAGGGTTTAGAAACAGAGAGGCCTATCAAAATACCATCGAATCTATGAAATTCAGCAATGGATACACTGGAGCCGGTCAAAATAGATATAATCAATTTTAATAACAAGTTAATATAATGACAAATGTCAATGCAATTATATTAACTTTTTGTATTATAGCTTTTAGTATTTCATTCATAGCTTTTAAACAAAGTGGATTGCAAAGTGAAGGATTTACTCCTAGATGGGCGCGTAAGCAAAAAAATAAAATGTTCCGCATAATGCGTAGAACTATTAAACCTTATAATGATGATATTTTTGATCAAATAAATCAATTTCGTCGCAAGTGGCTTTAATTTTCTTCTCTTATTATAGTAATGTTAAATATATTAAGAAGCGTGGCTCACAATATAAATACAAGTAAGTTTTTTGCTGGGTTTGTTATGATCATGTTAAACATAGGATCTAAGTATATCACTATTAAACTAAGTAAATCTCAGGAAGCCTACCTTAGAAATACTATAGCTCGACAATTGCTTATTTTTTCTATTATTTGGATGGGTACACGAGATGTTTTAATTTCAATTGCAATGACAGGGGCTTTTGTTGTACTTACTGATCATTTATTTAATGAAAGAAGTCCTTATTGTATTATACCTGGTCATCTTAGAAACTATGAAGAATTATTGGATGATGATAAAGATGGGCACGTTACATCCGAAGAGGTTGAAAATGCTAAGCGAGTTTTAGAAAAAAATAAAAAAAAAAATAGAAAGGTTAACCATTTAAGACAGTTAGAAGCTTTTCGCTCAAAACTTATTTATTAATTATATTTTATATCTAGTATATAAGATTTAATGCATAAAACA